ACCGTTCACACCCGGGCGACCACATGCTGTCCTCTTCTTCATATCAACCTCCTGTTGGAGTGCGTCCCAGGTTGACTTCTGTGTAGGATAGAGAGCCATACCGCCAGCCGACCAGCCGTATCCGCACCACTCGGCACCGTGATTGTATGCGTCGATGATCTGCTCAAGAGTCGCGAGCTGCGTACCGTATGCTCCGCAGACAGCGGCTGCATCATCGTACGTAAACTGATTGTCAGACACGTGGAACACCTCGCTTCCAATGAAGCCGTTTGTTAGCGAAGTCGTTGCCTCTCCCACCGGTTGCTCTACCTTAGCAGGAACAGTCAGTATAGGTCCGACAGCCCCGATGTCGAGAATCCCGTAGTTCGAGAGAAGGAAGAGAACCATGCCCACGACGATCCACAGAACACCCACTGCGAGAATTGACCCAGTGGAGAGGATAACAAAAAATGTTAAGATCAGGGTCATTGCGACCGTAAGTGCGAAGGATATTGGATCCATCTTTGCTTATTCATTGATACGATAATAGAATAGCAATCGCATAGTATCGGAGAGTGGAAAGTGATTCGGTCCATGGTTGCGGAGGTTCGAGTCGTCGTATTCGACCCAATCCTTTCCAGGTGGCATTCCGCGACCATATGTCCACCAGTGTCCGCCGTTGAAGCAGACAACTGCGGAGAGGGCGTACTTCTGTCCATTGAGAATCAAGAGAGTCATGTAGGAGGCTGATGTATTTAATGAAGTTGTATGGAAGACGAACACCTGTGGAAAGGTAGACATGAGGAGCTGTTTCGTACACCCCTTGTGTTTACACTTTTCACATGTCCAGTCTGGAATGACGCTAGGTGACACAGCCTGTGCAACACAGTCTGTGAGACTTTGCTTTTTACCGCTAGGTGAGATCGAGAATTCAATGAGTGAATCAATCTTTGTATCCTTGTAATCGCAGGATGAATTCGAACACTTGACAACATTCGCAACCTTGAAGCGACAGAGCTTATCTAGGAACGGTAGTTTGTCGCAGAGGAACTCAAGTAGTTCATGTGAGTCACCAATTCCTTCGCCCGCAGGCATAACGGCTGTCCTCACACAGTCATAGAATGATTTGAGACCTTCTTCGCCTCGACTTGACCATATCTCTTGTAGAGATACGTCAACTGGAGATGTTTCTATAGCCGCTTCTGCGGTGTAGCGTGTCTGGACATCGGGAATACGGAAGATTGCTTGAAGAGTTGCATTGACCCAGCAGGAGCCTCGTTGATTACGAAGACCGAAGGACATCTTATCTTTGAAAGGCAGAGAAATTGGCTAAGAAAGGAACGGGATCCGTTTTCTGAGAATTGTTCGCAAGCGAGTAACTGGTCGATTGGAGGTAGGGATTCGGTACAAGATCCTGGTCTCCAGGAACTCGCGATGTAGGTGCATACTGATTCTCGGGGTTGGAGCCTAGCGAATCGAGAGAGGGCAGCATGCTTGTATCGCCGCTGTTGAGTTGGAATCCGAATCCAGACCCATCAGAACCCGAACTGGATTTGTTCCCAGACCCCGGGCCGTACAGAAAGGGATTCGGTATTCCCGAGCTAGCAGACGCAGACGATGCAGACTGACCCTTTCCTCCCCACGATGGGCCTTTCACGCGAAGACTTGACCCCGGAGGGGCTGGTGACGGGGCGGACATTGAAGACTTTGGAAAGAAGTCAAATGGAGATAACGACACATTTGGCCCAGACGAACCATACGTGTTTCCTGACATACTTGCCAACGCACTGGCCGCACTCATACCACCATTTCCGGGCTGGCCTGAGAACGGGCCTCCGCTTGAGAACACATCGCCGGTTGTTGACCGGGCCGCACCTGAATCGGTATCAGGAGATTCGGTGATCGGCGGAGGTAGTGGGCCGGAATAAGTTACCGGAGTAGGTGTGTATGTGCTGCTACTTGATGCTGAGCCTCGAGGTGGCACCGGTTGAGATGCTGCTACGGATTCCTCTGCCCGCCGCCTGACATTTGTTGCAGCAGCAGCGTTTGTAACACATTTGTATGTTCCAAACGGACCGTTCGTCTCGAATACATATCCACTGGGACAGTTGGGGGTTCTTGTGCTTATACACCTTCCATTAACCGGTAATCCCTCTTCACAAAGTGCCCCTACACCAGATGTACCACCGTTACCATCCGGCTGCATACAGAATCCGTTCTCGGATGGTTGACCGGACGGACAGACCGTTGGCTGCCCGTAGTCTTTGCGGCACAATTCACCTTGTAGGGTCATCCCAGGTGGGCATTGTGGCTCCTTAGTGAGTGTATCGTCTACTCCCTCTCGAACCGAGAAGGTATATAATAAGACAAGCCCGACCAGGGCAAACAGGATCCACTTCCTCATTGTGTCTACATAACATTTTCGGCACACGCACAGACGGATGCCGGTCGAGGTCCTTTCCAGTTCTTCGATCCGTCATTCCACATACCCGGATTAATCGGGTTCGATTGCGTAACGGGTTCGTACTCACCCTCTGCAAACCGAGTTGAAATGGTAGAGTCGGCAGGTGTATAGCCATCTTCTTCGCGTGTGCGAACTTCATCGCGACCATCTTTTGGTGCGAGGTTCTCGTCGGATGGTTTGAACATCTGAGTCTTCTCCTCATTCGCAGCTGCTGTGCCAGTCTTGTCGATATGAAACCCGTCCATAATGAGCTTCTTGATGGACGACGAGTCAACACCCGCAACGGTTCCGGCCGACGATGATAAAAATGTGGTAACCTGTGCTTCGGTTGGCTTGGTGGCAGACGGGACATACACTGTATCGTAGAACGCAGCTAACACTGCGATATAATCAGAGACAACTGCATTCGACGGTGCAACCGCCCCTACACGACTCTCCCACGCCTTACAGCCCGAATTGATACATGGACCGGTCGATGGGCACGCACATGGGCGAGTGACGTTCGTGAATTCTGTGTCCGTGAAGTGCTCGACCTGCGAGATGAATAGAAGAAGCAATAAAGCCAGGGCAATCAGGACCCACGTCATTGTATTGAGCAAAGATTTGTGAACGACTCTTTGATTGGTTGCGGCTTCTTCTCACGAGTCGCTGCATCTGCGGAATCCTCCTTATACAGACCCTGTTTCACCGCTTCTTCTGATGCCTCGGGACCTTCCCATGTAGCGGACAACGCATCAAACCTTGCTTGCGTCTCTGCATCGCGAGGCTTGAATTCAAGAAACCCGGTCGGAATCGTGTTCTTTCCCGCGTTCGGAGGAACATACACTGCTGGGCGAATCGGAGGACAGCCAAGTGCTTCGGTGTATTCGTTATACTGACCGAGCGTCTCAAACGTTCGCCTCTCGCCAGTCTTAGAAGTTCCGACCCACTTCTTATTCGGCTGCTGTTTCAACTCATCGAGACACGCCATTTTCTAGTTGTTGATATAAAATGGGCGACGTAAAGGAAAGCCTCAACCGTCGTCCAGTCTTAGTTTTGTTTTACATGGAGGGCTGTTCGCATTGCGAAGCGAACAAGCCGAAGTGGGATGAGTTCAAGAAGAAGTTCAAGAAGATCCCAGCAATTGAGATCGAATCTGCGAATGTTCCTCCGGAGGAGAATGTTACTGGGTTTCCGACTATGAAGTACAAGCCGCGTCGCGGTCGTGAGCGTGTGATCTCAGGCGAGCAGTCCTCAGCGGCTGAGATCGGTAGGAAACTCGGGGTTACTCACCGCCTCACCCGGCATCGCTCCCGTCGGGCGTTCCATAGTACTCGCCGGGGTCTTCGCCATTGATCCCTTCGTCATAACATAGCCTTCATTAAGCAACTTGCCAGAGGCTGCACCCTTTCCTAAGAATGCTAGCAGACCCTCATGATCATCCTCGGGGACAGTGTAGAAGTTACGCTGCGACTGAACCATCTGGAACACATCGGTCGTGTCCATGTAGAGGTTCGACGTCTGTGCAAAGTTCTTATTGATCTGATCGCGAACATTGATATCCGTCGGGTCTGATGCGGGCTTGCGGTTCGGGTTTTCGTTAATGTCAATCAGAGTCGGGTTCATAAAAGGGTTCTGCTGCGTAGGCTTCGACGTCTCATCGCCCGAGTACGAAGTCACTGCGGTTCCCATGCGAAACGGCTCGGTGATCTTCTTCGCATTCGGGTAGAGCTGGTGAAGGGCGACTGTGATCGCCATGACGACCGGCACGTAGACAAAATACCTAACCTGCATCGAGCAGAAGAACAGGAGTATACTGAGATACACTGTGAAGCGAACAACAGCATTTAATGATTCATCAACCGTCATACCCGCGGTCGGCACAAAGGCATACCACGTGTCTGGACGAAACAGAATCGTTGGATCGGAAAACCAGAACATCTCTTATCTTCACCTGCGACCTTTTTCACGCTGTTTACGCTGGAGACGTGCCATCATTCGTGCACGACGGGCCTCGGGAGAGTTACCAAGAATCTGCTCTGCTGTGTTGCCAGTTGCGGGACCTTCGCGGGCGATTCCAATCATGTCCTTCATATACTTCCCGAAACTGGACTGGAACTTCGCCTTGAGCATCTCGATCTCGCGAATGAGCTCCGTCTGGTTAATCTTTCCAGTCTTGATTCGATCTTCGAGCATCGTCTTCACCTGCTCCGAGATGTAGCGGACTGCCTGACTACGCTCGGGGTGTTGAAGGGCTTCGAGGATCTCCTCGGGACGCTCGAAATCAATTCCGATGTCTTCCAGCTTGATCGAGGTGGCAATCTCGCCGACAATCGAAGCGAGTCGGGTGGTCATCAGGAGCTCGAAGATCTCGGAGAGAGATGAGGCAGTCTCCTCAGTCTCGAGTGTCTTCAAAATCTCATCAGTGTCACCGTGAGTTGCGGGAAGCATGTGCTTCATCGCTGCGACGAGCTGCGAGACCTTCTCCTTCGGGTCACCGCGAAAGAAGGAAAAGACCATCGTCATGTGAAGCAGCTTCCAGGCTTCCTCAGTCTTGTCCCAGATCAGGGCAGACTTGATGCCAGGGAAGATCTCAGGTGCATCAAGAGTGAGAAACACACTATTGTCACGCTGCATGATCTTCATCGCGTGAGGGGTAAGCACGTCTGTCAGATGAGTGTAGAGTTCATCCGACGCACGCGGAAATTCCTTATCCGGATGCTTGTCTTTGAAGTATTTGAGTAGGGCACGGAGATGATCCATTGTTGTTAGACGGCACTCTTATTTCCGCCACGAGACGCAAACGTCTTGCGATCCGTCTCCGTGAGGCAGATACAGCCGGTGTCGGAGGAGAAAGGAGAAGGGCAGCAGTCAGCACCGACCTTGTTCTGCATGAACTGACCAATGGCGTTGTCATCGGCAACATCGTACGGCAGCTCGGGGACGGGCTTCGCCTCGCTTCCGAGGATCGGCGACGTGCCATTGTAAGGGGCGATGTTGCCACTCTGGACAGTGTCGAGGGGAGCCATGTTGTCCTTCGGGAGCTCGAACGTCTCCTTACCACCACTCATGTCTGTGAATCGGATAAACAGCCCCACGAGGGCAGCGGCTAAGAAAAAGGCTAAAATGACCGGTGTTCGCTGCATTACTTGAAAGCCTAGAAAAAACGGATTCCGTGGCGGAGAGGGAGTTTCAGTTCAATGGAGACCCTCAGCCTTGTCGAGCTCAAGAAGATCGCGAAGGAGCGGCGTATCAAGCAGTATTACATTCTCAAACGTGTTCAGTTGATCCAGATTCTTTCAATGAAGGAACTGCCTAAGTCATTTATCATCGAGAAGATGACAATCACTGAACTCCGAGACGAAGCGAAACGTCGTGGCATCCGCGGATTCTGGACACTCCGAAGGGAGCAATTGGTCGCTATCCTGTTTCCGCCTGATAATTTGTCTGACGACATGAATAAAGTATGAAGCTCTCCTCTCAAAAAGTGGTTCGCCTCGGAATGGTCCTCGTGGGTGTGGTTGTCGTATATTCCCTTTTTTCATCGTATTCCTCTGCGAAGGGTGCGGTCGTGGACAAGGCAGAGGAGCTCGGTGGCTCGGGAGGCATGGCTCCTCTGAGTGGCCAGGGCCCGTACTCGGTTGGCACGTCGTCGCTGGGTGGCAATGCCCTCGCTGTCGATGACATGCAGGGCCGCACGCCGGCGTCGCAGCAGACGTACACCCAGAACGTCCTGTCGTCGAGCGAGCTGCTCCCGAAGGGCGAGATCGGTGCCTCGTGGGCGGCGGTGAACCCGGTTGGCAAGAGCGACCTCGATGGCCAGAACTTCCTCCAGGCGGGTTACCATGCGAACATCAACATCATCGGTATCTCGCAGACGAACCGGAACCCGACGTATGATATCCGTTCGGAGCAGCCCAACCCGCAGTCGAAGGTTGGCCCCTTCCTCCAGACGACGATCGACCCGGACCCTTTCCGTGCGAACCGGGCCTTGGATGGTCTCACCGCTTAAACTTCCCAGTGATACATAATGTTGTCGGTTGCCGCGGCCGTCGTAGGAGTTGCGATTGTCTCACAGTTCATGGGACCCACGAATACAGTTCGAATGATGGGTCCGGATGGTCACGAATATGACATTCAGAATCTTCCCGACAAGGAGAACGCCGTCAAGCTGATGGCGAAGATCCGCGGTAACCTCACGAAGTTACGCGATTACTATGCCGCAGAGCCAGCCTTGATGAACGACCCACCCGTTGCCCGGTTCGTCGCACGCTTTCAAGCCGATGCCTTCTCCGAGAATGATGTCCAGTCCAGCGACACCTCGTATTCAGAGAACAAGGGACAGCGAATCGTCGTATGCCTTCGCGACAAGACAAAGCCACCGTATCCACTCGTTGAGATCAACACGGTCATGTTTGTGATGCTTCATGAGATGTCGCACTTAATGACTGAGACGATTGGTCACACACCTGAATTCTGGGAGAACTTCCGTCGCATCCTCCACGATGCAGTCAAGATCAGAATCTATACACCTGTCAACTATTCGCGTCAGCCGACGCCGTACTGTGGTATGGTGATTTCAGACTCCCCACTATAAACACAGCGAAAAGTAATACTCTTAACCAGTAATGAAGACGGTCCCCGTCGCAGCAACAGGATCTTCCATATCATTCTTTGAGGATGATACCCTAGAAACTGTCAGACAGCATATTGCTGTCGTCACGAACAGCCATCCGGATCGGCTGTTCATCGAAGTGCAAGTTCAGTTACCCGAAGAACATTACGAAGACCCTCGCCACTGGGACGCATTGTTTCTTCGCATGTCCCTTGACGGAGTGCGTCTCGATCTTGATCTGTTCAAGTCGTATGTCGAGACACTTCGCGTAGGAACCGGAGTGAAGGAGAGGGTCTGGTCACGCGAAGATTGGAACTCAAAGCCCGAATCACTGAAAGATCTGTACAGCCCAGGTGCTGGATTCTCAGAGTGGCGAGTCTTTGGTGTTCCTGGTGACAAATCCTTTTGTCTTCCTCTCCCTCCGAAGGATCTGAATCTTCAATCCTCTCGCATTCCGATCGGCAACTTGCAGTTACTCTTTGAGACTCTGTATGATGACGTAGTGTCGTTCCGTGCGACCGAGATCAAGGAAGCGTCGCAACTTGTCCGTCGTGTCTACTTTCCGATGTTCACAGATACAACTCCTAACCGTCTGACTGAGTCAGCGATTCGCTCCTTGCGATCGAATGCTGATCAGCTGACGAAGCTTCTCGCACTCGATGTTCCTGAACCGAAGCACCCTGCCATCTTGCGTGCGAAATGGTATGTGCCTCTCGTGGAGACAGAGTTTACTGCACCAAGGGCGAGGTTCGAACAGATCTTCTATGGAATGACTCTCTCGAAGAAGACTCCGTACGTGGGCTTTTTCACTTCGAAGCAGGAGAAGATCCGTCACAAGTTCTATGTCGTCGATCCATCGAACAAGGTTCCGTCCGTTGATGTCCCGACCTGGAAAGCGTGGACAACCACAACTCTTCCTCAGCGTCGTCTTCCTACTCTCCTCTTCTATCGCGGAACTTCACGCACATCCTTCGATCGTATTGCGATCACACCACGCGACATTCAATTCACGATCGTGCGTGGAAAGGAGACAAAGGAATCACTGGATGACATTCGCCTGAGCCTGTATGACTGGATCAAGACGATGGACGCAGTGACACCGTTCGTCGAGGCAGCAGACCTTGCGGTTACACGGTGGGAACTTCAAGACTTGTCCGTGCTTGGTACCTATGCGAAGGAGATCAAGGAGTTCGACATGCGTAGGTTTCAGTGTATTCAGTCAATCTTCAGTTCACAAGATGATGCATTCCGCCTTCTTCGTGCAGATCGTCTCGCAGAGAACTTCACACCCCTTGAAGTTCAGGCGTTTCAAGCCCTTCAAGATGCGGAGACTCCTTCGGTAGAAACTCTGACCACCATCGGAATGACACCGGACGACGCAGAAGCACTGTTCACAAAGTTTGCAAACCTAGGCGATGATTTGGATCTTGAACGTGTGTTGCGTGGATTCCCTACCATTCGCTTCTCAAACAAGGAGGTCATTCTCTCCGCGATCACAGATGTGGAGCGTGCGATCAAGTATGCGAGTATCCTGCGTCACGTTCTGACATCCGAGGATTCATCTGTCGAAGCTGTATGTCCGAAGCGAATGGAAGCTGTTGAGGCAACCGCAGTTGTTCCGCAGGTCACAGTGTATTCGGGCGAGTTTCAGGTGGACGATGACTTCTTAGCCGATCTGGGATTAGGTGATGAAGCAGCCCCCGCACCACCGGAGCCAGTAGCACAGCCGCAAGAAACAAAGAAGCGTGTGCGTGTAACGGACAAGTCAAAGTCAACCTACAACTACTTCAACAAACGCCTGCAAGAGTTTGACCCAGAGACATTCGACAGCACAATCTATCCCAGCAAATGCGATAAGAACAAGCAGGTTGTTGTTCTGACTCCTGAGGATGAGACACGCATTCCTCCCGAATACAATCCACGCAACTACGGTCGCATTCTCCCCGAGAAGAAGCAGAAGCGAGATGAGTCGCTGATCATGGAACTCGACAACCCAGCAGGTATCGCAGTTTGTCCGCAGTACTGGTGCATCAAGGATCAGATTCCTCTGCGTGAGACACAGCTCGTTGAGGGTGCATGCCCAGTTTGTGGGGGTAAGGTTCGCTCTGGCAAAGATGAGGATATCTCAGAGTTCTCAGTGATCAAGCGTGATCAGGAGTCGGTGTTCCCAGGTTACATTCGAACAATCAAGGACAAGCGTATTCCGTGCTGCTACAAGGAGGAGCGGTCTGAGGTTCTTGTACCGAAGGATGAGAAGTCAGATGATTCATACATTCTCAGTTCCTCGAAGACACCGTCGATGCGTATGGGGTTTATCAACGACAAGATCGCAGCTTCTCTTCGTATTCCCATCAAGTACGACGCATCTGTGAAGAAGAGCCGTCTGGATGCGGGGAAGGCTGATTTCTTCCGTGTCGGACTCGGGCGTCCGTCAAAGACGTTGCCGCATTTCCTCGGAGATGCGAAGACTGTCCCTGATCCGAAAGACGCACGCAAGAATGTGCTGCTCTGTTCATTCGCACGCACGTGGACGGAGATGGGCGAAGGTGAGACGCAGCTCGATCGTATCGTGTCTGGAATTCAGACTGCATACACAGAAGGGCAACTGAGCGTGCTTGATGAAGTTGAATACACGACCTCTGTTCTCGGATGCAAGGTGGTTCGCGTGGATACAGCTTCGAACTCTGTCACTTGCGGATTCTGGTCAGATACTGCGTGGCCTCGTGAGCGAACGATTGTGTTGATTGATCAGGATATCTTAGCCCATGTCGCACGTACAACGGAAAAGAGCAGGGGATTCGGAAAGTACACCTACTCTGTCAACTTACGCGAAGCACCGTTCCCGAAACAGGTTCTCTCCACTGTCACATCGCTCCAAGCAAAGGCATGTGCGTCGGATCGTCCGCGGTACACAGATGCGATCAATGAACTGCGAAGCAAGGGTCACGACTTCCAGGTTATCATGGATCCGTTCGACCGAATTCAGGCGGTGTTTGTACCGAAGGTTGTCGTGCTACCGATCCAGCCAGCGACAATGGAATCGTTGCCTGGTGTTCATGTTCGCTCGGGATATTCAGACATCAAGCCCGAAGAGTTACCGACTCGCCAGGCCCTTCGCAGCTTCTTAGATGCGACAACTCATAAGGGATTCAAGTGGGTGGAAGATCTGAAAGACTCTACGGGTCGGTTCGTGGAGTCGTTGCTCGCATCTGAGTTCCGTGCCCCGTTTCAGCCAGAAGAGTCTACGCCAGGTGATCCGAAGGAGGTTCTATCCACGATGTCGCGTCACCCAGAGGGACTTCTGACAGAAGGTGGACCGAATAAGGAAGATGAACTCGTTGCTGATTCGATCTCGTATTCAGCAGAGGTCTTCGAGTTCTTATTGTTCACGCTGTCAAAGGACATTCAAAAAGAGGAACATGCAACTCTTCGTGAAGCGATTGCGACTCGTGGAAAGACACTCTACAAACAGCTCGATGCCTGGCTCAAAAAGGAAGCCCACTGGGATGCCACTCAGGGTCCACGTGCATTCGTGAACAAAGTGCGGACACCCTGCGGACAGTTTCAACAAAAGGACGCATGTACTACGTCATCCTTGTGTGGATGGAAAGCTGGGAAATGTAAAAGTAAGGTCGACTCTTCGGTCGACCGGGGTTTGGTTCTTCGTCGATTGACAAAGACACTGACTGAGAACGATAAGCAGCGTGCATTGGTATTAGATGAGCGTCTGTCGCCCTTTTTTAGCACGGTGCTTTATATGGAGATGCCGCATGAGTTGATTACGACATCTGTTTAGCGACTCCTCGTTACGCCTTCGGCTTGATGAAGTGAACCTTCAGGAACGACTGGAGGTTCAGGTACGTCACCTCATCCTTGTCGGACACACGGAGCAGCTTCGCGAGGGCCGAGTTCGGGAGGATGCGACGCTTGAACGCCGGGTCGAAGCAGCTGTGCTCCTTCACGTAGTTCGAGATGAACTTCGTGACCTCCGTCTGGGAACGCTTCTCGCCCGACTTCAGGCCCATGAAGTGGCACAGCTCGTCCGTCAGGGGACGCTGGACGAGGAAGGCGTTGTTGGCACGGCGGGCCTCCCACGTCTTACGCTCCTCCGGGGTCATGTCCTCTGGGTTCTTCTTCTTCTTCTTCTTGATCTCACGGGCCTCACGCTTCGTCGCCTTGATGGCGTCCGAAACACTCTTCGTGGCCTCGCGGACACGGGTCGTCAGCTCCGTCGACAGGGCCTTGAGCTTCTCCGCCAGGCTGGCGAGGATGACATCGGAGCTCTCCGCAGACTCGACGACGGCCGGGGCAGACGGCGTCTCAACCGTCGGCACGGTGACAACCGCCTTCGAGGGGACGGCCGCCTTGGCGGGCTTGGCAGCCTTCGCCGCCTTGGCAGGCTTGGGGGTCTCGGCAACAGGGGCAGGGGCAGGGGCAGGGGCGACGGGGGCAGACTTCTTCGCAGGCATCTTTGACTTAACAGGAGTAGAAGAAGACGACATTTCTAACGCACTGGTATACTCTTACCACCGGCGGTCATGTAAACCGTTTCGTTTCAAAAAGTTGGCGTAGGACGTTTTGTGTAGGACAACAAACGCACCTTCGCACCCATGTAGTACCTGCGATAGGCGACAACGGTGTCTTTATCTTTGTATTCGTCAGGCATGGCGAGTCGAGGCAGTGTCCATCCGACGTCGACGAGTTTGATCGGAGTATTCGCGGTCAACCACCTGAGATGAGGCTCCGTCTTATGGACCTTTCCATAGCGATAGGTGTACTCTTCACAGAGTGCAATGCCGAGGGAACAGAGCCATCGGTAGTTGACAAGTGATTCGCGGACCCAACGGGCGGATGGATGATTAGGATGTGTCTTACGATAGGCCCCTTCGGGCAGTGGTGATTCGTAGACCCAGTGGGCAGTGTATAAGAGTTGTGCAGTTTCGAGGATCATCTTCACGACATGTTTATCGCAGTGAAGGCGAGCCGCTTCGGTCGGGTTGAGAGAAAGGAAGAAGATATTCATCCTGCCACCCATTCCATACCCCCGCACGAATCCGTTTTACTAGCAGCGATACAACGCTGATAACAGTAAGAACACAAAGTCATACGATCGAGAATCTGTCATCATGATCGTCAACAAGTTCAGTGAATAAATCATTGAGGTTGTAGAGGATGCAACATAGGTAAGACCTCGGTCAATAATCCCCAGCATCCGCTTGTTCGGTCTCGGCATTGCACCGATGTCTTCGGACAGAAAGCGAAGGGCGATCTTCAAGTTTGCGGACGAGAGATTCGCGAACTGCTCGGGATGGGCATCTTCGAATCCATATCCGCGAAAGATCTGTGACAACACAGTCCATCTGCGAATGATGTTCTCTTTCAGATCACGTGGTGGTGGTGGAACCGAAATTCTCCATCGTCGTCGATACAGGTGGAGTTTTCGCAGTCGCCCCAATGCTTCATGAGATATCGCCATCTTTGTATAGGGATTTGTCGGAGTCACGGAACGAGTGAACCACTCCCACGCAGTTGCAAAGTCAAACCACCAGATACGTCCACCTTCTTCGATTCCGAAGTACTCGTATGGATACTGCCGGTCCTTCGATTCAAGTGTGACAAGTTCCTCGTCGTTCACACAATTTCCGCGTCGAAGAACGCCAGGTCCAGATAACGCCAGAACCGATCGAACCCTCCATCCGCGGTACAGGGCTTGAACCTTCGGAAGGCGACTCAGTCGTTGCCGATGGACATCTGCCCACAACTGACATGACTTAGCCCTGACGTGTTTTCCACACAGAGTATGTCCCATCAGTGCTTTGAGTGAACATCGATCCGTCGATGTCTTGTTCCTGACAGATGCACACTGCATTACCTTTATCTTCTGAACAATCTTGAAAACTGGAAACCTACGCGGAAAACGAATTCCGTGCCACCGAGGGTGTTGGATCTCACAACAGACAAAATGGCCACCACTGCAATCATCCCTTCTGAGAACCTCGACATCAACCGCATCACCATCGGCGAGATCCGTGCAAACAAGGCTGGAGGCAAGACAGTTCCGATCAAGTACAACAATGTCCCGCTTCAGGTTCGCATTCCGCGAATCAGCTACCCCGCAGGTCTTGTCGTTCGCGAGGACGATAAGACGGGTCAGCGTAACTACTCACTCCTGGCTTCGCTGAAGGGTTGCGATCCGTATGCGAAGGAGCGTAGCACTGACGCCTCGGAGGTTGGCCTCTTCTACAACTTCCTACTCGACCTCTCCGAGAAGGTCATCCACTCTGCGACGGCGAACAGCGGTCGCTGGTTCGGTAAGTCTCGCTCCGAGTCGACGATCCGCGACACGTGCAAGCCTCTGCTCACGCCGAGTGTGGAGAAGGTCAATGGCGAGTGGGTGCCGAACGGCAAGTATCCTCCGTCCCTCCGCATGAAGATCTCGATCTGGGATGGCCAGGTCGGGATGGACGCGGTTGATGAGAAGGGGAACACGATCGAGCTCACGCCCGACAACCTCGAGCAGGTCTTCCCGAAGCGATTCGAGGGCCGCATGGTCATTACGCCGTCCATCTACGTGACCGGCACTGGCTGTGGTGTGACGTGGCGTGTCGTTCTCGCGAAGGTCTTCCCGCCCCAGCGGGTGGGTGCCAAGGCAGCGTTCGCTGACATCAAGGAGCCTGAGGAGGATGAGGAGGACCGCCCCGCGAAGCTCGACATCGCTACTGAGGATGCGTTTCCGGAGGAGACGAATGAGGAGACTCGTCCTCCGACGCCACCGTCGGCACCGGCACCGTCTGCACCTCCGGCTGTGAAGAAGGGTCGGAAGGCGACTGCGGTTGCGTAATCGACCAAACACTAGACCCTGCGGGGGGAGTATACACAACCATACGTTCATCAATAAACCAAACTTTTTCCTTTTCAGGAAAGTCTAGCGTTGACTCGGTGGAACATGCGGACTTTGTGAAGGACTTTGTCTTACACTTCGCACACGAGTAGACCTTCGGCTTTGCGATCAATGTATCAACTGTCACAACACGCGTCGATCCACGCAAGCAACGTTCAGCGACAGCGGCGGGCGTTGTCCAACCCTCTGCGAGACACTGTTCGTAGACATGACTCGGAACCTTACTCCAAAAGCTCTCGCCTTCGACCCACCCGTCCTCTTGTAGAAGGGTGCTGAACGGGTTCTCCTTGTACCACAGAAGGGCGACATCACTCGGGTCATCGAGCTTGTGTTCAGACAATCCAACTCGATCAAGACTATCGGGATCATAGAGCCAGTAGACATTCGCATGAGTGTAGTTCGGATCACGGGCACCGCGATAAACCTGTCGATCCTCCATCGTCCACAAGTCAGACACGATATTGATGTCGTTTTCGGTGATGTCTGTGCCTACCTCATAGACAATCGAACGATCAATTGTTGAGAACATTATTACCCCGCCAGACTAATCGAACGTAACCTTAACGAGAACATCGTGCATTCGAACGGACTTCGTAGCCGACCGACTCAACTCGTGACGCTTACGACGCTCGCCCTCCTTCGGCTGAATGACCTGCGAACACTCCTCCATGTCAGCATGTACATCATCATAATTCGCATCGAGGTAGTCAAGGATCTCATCCTGAATCACCCACTCGAAGAAGTTCAGCTGACCCACGGTGGTGTCAAGACCACGGAACTGGATCCGCTTCCACCGGCAGAAGGGGTCGAACATCTTTTTGTTATACGCTTTGAGATGTGACTTGTAGACCAGATACACAATCACGTGGTGATTTGCCTTCGTCATGAAGGACACATTGTACTTCTTCGAGTAGTTGGTCACAAACCAGTCCAGAAGACGCAGACTGAGGCGTGATTTACCTGTAAGAATGTCTTCGATACGCTGGAAATTTTCGGGCTTTGAGTAGAATCCTTCAAGTCGGTGCAAGACCCACTGCTCCTTACTTTGAATCGTCTCCATACTGATTCTGTATTTCAGAGCTGAAAATGAGTTTTCGAAGGATACGTATATAGAACGCAACTGAATGGATGCAGTAGTCTTTGAATGGCTTCGGGATCCACCTTACACTCGCCCTAAGAAACGACTCAAGCCACTCATCATGCTGCTGACACTCATTGGACCTGTGAGCTATACACAGGCTAGACGCACAGTGTTCGCAGCGTTTGAGACAGCCATGAAAGGTGAACTTGGACATATTTGGATGCGTGACCGTTGTGTACGCAGAACGATCCGTATCTATGGGGAGAATGATCAACGCACAACTCAGTGGCATACAAAGCGAGGTGAAATGATCACCGGCTCCGAGGTCCACAAGGTCTTCGCTGGCGGTGAGGCACGTAGGTCTCTGATCGTGGGAAAGTTGGAGAAGCCGCAGTCGAGTGGTCCGTCGGCCGGTGCATTGGTGTGGGGAACCCGGTTTGAACCGATTGCGAAGGGTATCTTTGAGGAAGAGACGAACTGTTCCATTGTAGACGTGTCATGTGTTCAGCACCCGGTCTATTCCTTTCTAGGTGCTTCACCGGACGGGATCATCTTTCCGAAGGATGACGACGTTCGCCGCCGTGGACGACTGGTTGAGTTCAAGTGTCCGATCTCGCGACCAGAGACAGCGGGTATTCCAGAGGATTACGTTCATCAAATGCAGATGCAGATGGAGTGTACTGGAATCGACGAGTGCGAATATGTGGAGTTTCGCTTCAAGAAGGTGTTCTCCTCCGAGTGGGTTCGATCTACCGTAATGAAGGGAGTCTTCGCAGTCTTTGATGACGATACAGTGAAGTACAAGCCGCAGACGACTGAGTTCGACACATGGCGTGCAGAGATTGAGAGTAAGGATCCACAATACGTCTTCTGGATTCTGGCTTCGACGAAGAAGGCGTTTCTACCCAAGGATCCGAACTGGTTACCTACGCATCTCCCCGCACTTCAAGCAGCATGGGATGAGGTCCTTCTTCATCGGGCAGCAGGCACTCTGCCACCGCCACCGCCTTCAAAGGTTATGACACTTGACATTTGATGACACCTGGAAAATAATACCCTTCCGTCGGGATGTTGGGATCGGTATACCAACGGTCTGGCATCACAATTTTTCGCGTATGATTGAGGAACGCCCCCCACCAACTGAAACTCGAGTTCGCACAAATACCTCCAGCACATTGACTCATGAGAAACAAGGTATCAAGCTCAGGTTCCATGATGACCGTGAACTTGATCCCTTCGAGGAAAGGACGCGAGAGTGCATACCCAAGGTCATTTGTGACAACGTAGAAATGGGCCCCGGGAAAGTGAGCAATCGCCCTCTTGTAATACTCATCAAGTCCAAGGTCATGGAGCCAGTGATTCACATAATCTCCGCCGCGAATGTGGAGGAACACTGCATCGTAGACACCAGGATACTTGGTGACGATACCTGTCGGAAACCGTAGCCTCTGAACAAAGTCTTCGTCGACATAGCGATAGTCTTGGAAATATCCATCTATCTCTGCGTTCATATGAAACCTAACGATGTTAGACCAGTTCGTGTACGACATCGTAGGTTCTACCAGTCGGATCGTTGGATGCAACACAGAATAGAGATTGGCGAACGACGCGAAGATCGTATCAAAGTAGGATTCTTTTGAATGAGGCGACGGGTTTGTGAGATTCTTAATACACGGAGTTCGCCCAGTTTGCTTTGCAATATGAAAAAGGGCAGCCATCTTGAACAATTGATTGCCAAGACCGCCAACTAGTTCAATTGTCAATGAAGGCATTATTACTTTCATATGATAAACCGCTTTCTCATAAATGACAGTGACGTTTGTCACTGCCTTCCTCAACTTACATGAAGACCGACCAGCTGATAAGTCAGATGAGAGGCGAATCGAACTATTCAAACAACTTGAGGCAACTGGAATTCGGCTACACGTCTTCTGTAGCCCGGAACACGCGGGTAAGTTCACAGTTCGTAACGGAGTGATTGAACAGATTTCACTTAGTCAACTTGACACCTACGCTGTAGCACCGCCTGGTCTTCCGGATGTGCGGAATGTTCCCCATGATACACGGAACTTCCTCATTCTTATGAATTCGAAGGCAGAGCTTGTTGATCGGGCAATTCGTGTGGGCAACACAACCCATTACGCATGGATCGACTTCAATGTCTGTCATGTATTCAGAGATCCGAACACTGTGAACACGTTGGTTGATCTTTCGATCCATCGCTTTCCCGAGACATGTTTGTATTTCCCCGGCTGCACTGGAAAGGGGTCCTATGGATTCTCGGCGGTGAACTGGCGTTTCTGCGGTGGATTCTTCTTAGGCGATAAACAGTCTCTTCTCGACTTCTATGATCTCTACAAACGGAAGTTCCCTCGTCTCCCAGTTCTGACCTGGGAAGTGAACGTATGGGCTTATTTAGAATCGTGCGGATGGTCTCCGACATGGTTCTCTGCAAATCATGATGATTCCATCATTCGCGTACCTCGTTCGGGTGTCGTATACGTTCCATCAGAACTGCGGGCCGCATGGGATGGACAGTACAGCAGCTGTAAGCGTGATAATGCAATCTGCAAGTTCGTAGACAAGTGTGCGAAAGAGAACAACGTGTCAGCACTCTTCTTCTTGTCAGACGGAATCATGGGAAATCAAGAGTACGACCGAATGATCACTTCTCTTGGGAGAACGACGAATGATATCACTCCCGAACGAAAGCTTTCGGAGATTGTGGCAGCAGCTGTCCCTGGCACTCACCCGGTGATTTGCACGCTTTGCACGCGACAGGTAACTCAACCTGTTGTTCTTCTACCTCTGGACGACGATACGTTTGCAAATGGTCTACCTACGTTTCCTGACGTCGCATGGGAGGATCGCATTCCCAAGCTGGTGTGGCGTGGAGGATCAAGTGGATTCGATCGCCCGTCAATTCGGGCAAAGGCAATCGATCGACTGTTCTCTCACCCAAACGCAGATGTCCGGTTTGTATACGGCGGGTGGCCGGAGAATGATGCAGTGCTTTCCAAGGAGCAGTTTGGAGAGAGAATAAAGATCGAGGATCAAGTTCGATACAAGTATAACCTGATCATCGACGGTGCGTGTATCGCGTCGAGTCATCAATGGGTGTTTGGATCCGGATCTGTCCCCGTAATGGTGACACATCCAGACAACGACTATTGGTTTCGCAAGTATCTGATTCCTATGGTTCATTACGTTCCGATTCAGTACGACTTATCCGACTTGACCGAGAAGCTCGAGTGGCTCGTGAACAACGACGAAGATGCCAAAGCAATAGCTGGAAACGCAATGTATTTTGCTACACGTGTATTCACCCCCATGTTCCAGCAAGAGTATACGAGGTCAGTTATGTGTCGCGTTCAGCAAACCGACCCGCAATGTCGCTGAAGCTAGGCCGCTGCTTTCCAATGCGGACCTTGTATGCGAACCACTCGGCGTCTGGCTGGAGAGGCTTCCAATACTGATCGAGGATGTAGACCCAATCCATCGTGGGGTTCTGCATGAACAACCTAGCACCCTCTTCCCAACGGGCGATCAACTTATCATAGAACCTTGAATGAACAATGTACCCACTCGTTGTCTGGACCTCGCGAACTCGGTTGAACGTTTCGTCATGAGGTGTGCTAGCGACCAGATTGTAGGAGATCATCACAACGTCATAGCTAGCAGGTAGCTTAGCGATGAGGTCGTCCCACTCACTCTTCGAAACCAAGAACTGAAAGTCATCCTCGAAGATCATGACGGATTCATACCCTCGCTCTTTGGCGAGATTCAGCACTCCAATGTGCGACAGGTTACAACCGATTGCACCCGTACTACAAAACGTTGCCGGAAACCGTTCAACGGTCAGACCTTTTTCTTCGAATTCCTTCTCGACCTCTGCACGGCGATCCGTGCGGTGATCTAGATTGACATAAAACGCATGCATTGTTCTCGTAAACGTTTACTCTGAAAGCAGATTGTTTAGGTATGACGACAATCGTATCTATGTTTTTCAACTTGAGGAAGCTTCCTGATGCAACAGAGAACGTTCGTCCACCCGAGTTTTATGTAAAGAATGGAAAGCCGACTCTTGATCTTCCCTATCCAATGGTTATCTTCTGCGATTCTGAAACACGCCCGTTTCTAGAAGGATCTCGCGTTCACCCGACTGTCTTTATCGAGAAGGAGTTGACGGACTATGACTTTTACAAGACGCTGTGGCCGATCATAACTGAGAACAGAAAGACGAACCCAAGTCCTGATCCTCGTAATACTGCATCCTACTTCCTGCTGTGCATGTTTAAGATTCAGGCAATGCTCCTCGCAAAGAACGCATTCCCAGGCACCCATCTCGCATGGGTTGATATGGGTGGTAGTCATGTGATGAGGTCATTCTCGACGGCTGTTCCCGCACTTATCGAGCGACCGAACCCAAAGTTTTCATGTTGCTACATCCATTACCGGTCACATGACGAGATGTATCCTATGAAAGAACGTAACGGACTTGCGTGTTGCTGTGGAATTGCCGCAACTGTATTTACAGTCGAGAAATCCTACATTGATCGAGTGTACGCAGGAATGTTTTCAATTTTATTTGAACAGGTTTCGGTCGGGGTAGGCCATGCAGAGGAGCAGGTGTTCACCTATCTCTACGATAAGCATCCAGAGTGGTTCACTCTCTATTTCGGTGACTACTTCTCTTGTGCTACCAATTATCATTCAAACGTAGAGGATCATTATGCGATCCAGGTTCATTTCATGGAGAATGCACGTAGGGCTGGTAGGCATGATCTCGTCGAACTAGCCCAGAGCCGGTTCACCTAAACCATCGTCTCCACCAAGGTACCTGAGATGCGAACTTGGTGTTCCATTCATCAAATGTATATTGATTGCCCATACTGACATTACAGCGTGAGCAAATCGGTTCAAGGTTATCGAGAGTTGTTGGACCACCCTTGCTTTCGGGTATGTTGTGGCCACATTGATAGTCGAACACGTTGATTGTATTCGTACACCAGGCAACCTTACATTTCGTATCAAACCGTCGACCCACCTTGCATAACCACAGTTGTTCGCGGAGGGCCCGCGGAATTTTGTTTTTACTCATTGGTTCTTCTCACATCAACGCTTTATATGCGTTCACTTGGAAGGGCGTTGCCATACCTGAAGCAGGCTCTACGTAGGAATTGCGAGGCATATGGTTCGTCCTCTGCTCGTACGAAGAGTGCTCAAGAACCTGTGTCCGGTGATCCTGACTGCGGTCAAGCATCTCGGGTTGGAACTTCTCCTGTGCCCCTGAGAGCTTCCACACAACCCAGAGGACTGCGACTGCTAAAAGAAGAACGATGATGTGAAGCATTGTTCTTCTCAGGCGAGAAAAAACGAACTCTTTCGTGTCTAGAAGAATACAAGGACACAATGGAGGAAGAAAGGGCATTGAAGACCCTGCGTATCTACTTTGAACGTCGTAAGCTTGGTACCGAGACAAAGTCAGTTACCTCTGATTTCAAGGACACTGCAAACATCTATGAAGTTGGTGACATGTTGGTCATCTTCAGTCAGAAGGAGAAGATGCTTGAGCGTGATGCATTGACATTCATCAAGTTCGCAGCCGACAATGGATACACGAATGGCGTGACAATCGTAGCCCGCAGTGCACCCTCTGAGAACCTATTGAACGCAATCCGAACTCAGAAGGTTCTGTTCTTCCACCTCCGTGAGCTACAGATGGATATTACCACGCACAGGATGTCGGTTCCTCACCGAATCCTGAAGCCAGACGAGGCAAAGATTGTACTCGAGAAGAACCGTGTTGTGAACCCAGAGTTTCAGCTTCCATGCATTGATTCGCAGGATATCCAAGCCCGTATCATCGGTGCTGTTCCCGGCGACATTATTGAGATCACGCGTCATAGCGATACGGTGGGCAAGTCCATCTATTATCGGTATTGCGTTGCTGACGTAAATGTTGCCTAGACATAATGGATGAGTTGGAAGAGAAGTTTCAGGAACAGCAAGCGTATTATGATAAGCTTGTCGCAGACGCATTGAAGAAGAATGACTCAAGTGCATTACCTGCCATTGCAGCTGCGAAGCAGAAGATGAGGGACACGTTATCTGAGATGCTTGAACTCTCTGCCAAGACATCTCACGAAGACCAGCAGCAGGAGCTGATTCGTCGCATCATGGAGATTCAACGGGATTACAATGGATTGCTTACCGGAACAGATAAGCTAGAGACCTTACGCCGTATTCACCAAACCACCTCAGAGAAGCACAACTCGGAACTAGGATTGTATGGGACAGGCTTTTTCATTGCGAGCCTCGTATTGGTCGCCCTTGTTATGCGAACGCACTGATCGCAATCGTTACGCCCGTAATCACGAACAATACAACAATTCGGATGATGATCCCCGTGGTGTCGAGGGGACGTGACCTGTCTGCAGTGGATGCTGCGAGTTCATCCGCAACCTTAGGACCTTCCTCTTGAAGTTTTTTCGACTTCAGGTGAAGCTCCTCCAGCTCGGGATTCGTGTCCTGGTAGTCGTCGAGGAATGACTGAATAAAGAACTGATTCTGGGTAATCCCATTTCGCATCATGTCAAGCGACGCCTGAATCTGCTGTTCCGCAGCTTCGTAGGCCTGCTTATACGGTGCCTCGCCCTTCTCCTTGTAGAGCTTGTAGTTTTTGACGTATGCGTCGAGTAACGTCTGGTATTCAATAGGTACAGTTGTATCACCATCTCCCGGAGGGGTTGGGGCTGTGAGGTCGCTCGCGTGTTCGCGAACCGATAAGGATGCTACCGTGATCAAAGCAAACAAAAGGGCAGTGAGCCACCCAATCATTATCTTGTTATTGAGTAATAAAATGCCAGTGTCACAATCCTTCTACGAACCAGGGGCTACGGCTCGTCATATGCGTGGTGTTGATGCATCCGAATACACTCGCTTTGTTCGGATGGCGGCCACGGTTGCACCGTTTATCCAGAGTGGCAAGGTGATCAACGTTCCGTATGCCCGTAACGGACAGAGCCAACAGGGTGCCCGTGATGCCCGATTCGTTAGTACAATCTTCGGTGGGCTCAGACCGTTTGTTGCGAATAAGTAATGAGTTGTCCTTCCGGATTCGAAGTTGGACTGTCGAGCACGTGTCGTATCACATGCCCCCCTGACTTCAAGTACATCAACGAAGCTGGTGTCGAGAGGTGTGTATCCACAACAGATAACCGCTATTCAGTTCGCCTTCAAGCAATCCCACAGGGGACGACGAATACAGCGTTCGCGAATGAACAAGCACGGTTTCTCACCGACTTCATCACGTTGACGGGACGAATTCGGGCAGATCAGGCCACACAGTCTGCTGTTCAGACGAATGAAGTTGCCGCGGCACACGAGAAGATCAAGTCGTCCAATCAGCTCGCTGACGTCTACTCTGAAGCTATTGAGACACTCAAGCCCCTTCGTCCACCCACACAGCCGAACGTTGATATCATGAACGCAAAACTCGAGATCGGCAAGATTTCTAAGGAGAACATTCAGGTACTTCAGATCTGCCTTTTCTTCATCGTCATCACACTGTTCGAGTACCTGCTTCTCCCGTCGTCGATTGTCCATGGAATCGCCTTCTTCACAATGTGTGTTGGACTGTCATTCGCAATCTATCTCTCCAATAGATAATGGGCGTGGGCAATTCGCAGTATAAATGCCCGATGGAGACGACGCAGGGTACGACACCATTCCAGTGCGTGATGAAATGCACATCAAACTATGAACTTCGCCTCGTCGCTGGTGCACAGCGGTGTGTGAACAAGGATGATCCTACTGTGTCAGTTCATTTGAATCCACAACCAGCTGTATTGAAATCGAATGAAACAGCAAGTCAACCGTTTGACATCAATTCACTGAAGGGGCAAGACGGCACTCTGTATTCTCAATATTCAGCCGAAGCCGATCGATACAAGAAAGAGTTGACCATCGCAGATGGAAGTATTGATCAAAGCAAGAAGGTCAAGGCAGCCGCGGATCGGTGGCACGCAGCTGCAAAGGCAGATCCGGGCGGACCGGCCGAGAACTCTGCTAAGATGGAGTACCTAACACTAACGAACAACGAAGAGGAGGTTGAGTATCTCAAAGACAAAGCATTTGAGAATGAGATCAATCCAATCAGGGGCCGATACATTGATGAGTACCTGTTCCTGAACAATCAGGGAAAGCAGCAGCAGAATACGATTGATCTCATCAACTCTGTGAAGGATAACCTGTTCTCTGTTAAGGATGATGTGGAGTATTCAGTCAACACATTCGGTAAGCAGATCGATGACATTCGCAACCAGATCAACAAGAACAAGCGAACTCGTGAGGAGACAATGGATTACGGGTCATGGTTTATTTTCCTCCTGAACGGTGCTATCATTGTTGCCCTGCTGTTCACAGTGTTCACGGTGGGACGTAAGGTGATGGGATCCATCGGGGTTCCAACAACACCATCAGAGGGTGCACCCGCACGTCCTCCAGCGAGTCCAGAGACAACTGCCTTCTTCAACGCATTCCTCAAACACATCACACCTGCGTAAGACTTTGACATGAAAAAGGTCTCATGTTTGTAATGGAGGTGATTGATCCTCGGTCTGTAACTGAATTCCAAAAAACAACCTTCTGCGGCCATCCACGTGCACACGTCCACAAAGTGTTGATTCAAAACATCCAGCTAGGTCATGCCGACTACGCATGTTACTGGACGCTTGAATTGCTCTGCTCTGGTCTTGTTCATAGTTTATGGGATTCGCTCTTCGAAGCTGCGGCACTTCACGTCAATCGGGCCCAGCCGAACGTGTTCCTCTACCTTGCGAAGGCATACGAAACCTACGCACCGATCGAAGGGAATTACGACATCCGCAACATGACGCACATCCGTAACAATCTCGATGCCCGCAAGATGGTGTGCGAAGTAGCTGCGACTCTGTCGTTGTGTCGCAAGAACAAGCTGATGTCACTTCCGACTCTGAAACCTTCTCACGACTTTGACCCTGTTACGATTCAAGAGAGTCTCAAATCTCCTTCGCGTCTCTACGGAACCCAGGTTACGAAACCCTCTGACCCGATGCCGGTTGCGATCCCGATCAACGAGTTCTGCTACTGTATTCGATCAGATGTTCGTGATCTAACTCGGGCCTTGTACTGGATGTCATGGGTCTTCACGTTCTGTCGCGAACACAAGAAGCAAACAAAGACGAATCTAAACTTTTTCAACCGGAGCGATGAGTTCGTCTCAACCTCGGATGGCTCGCATCCGGTCTGGATCTTCTGGGATGCGATTCGCAAGAACAGCCCTCCCGGTGTCCGTGAGTACACAGATGTTCTGTATCGGATTCACTGTCTTCGCTGGTCTCCTGGCGATAAGGGGAAGCGTGCCTTGTTGATTGCAGCGGTCACGTTATTATGTGAGGGAAGTATCGATACTACGCCATGTGCACCTACGATGCAGGTTTCAAACGTTCTCAACGGAATGCCTGGGTGGATCGATGCGATCGTAAAGATGCAGCGTAGCTTCTCGTAAAACGAATGGCTGTAAATACAACAATACCAGAGTAGCCAAAATGTTTCGTCCATGCTTTTCAGCCACGCAGGTTGCCGGTGTGATCGGTAGCCATAAGTATCAATCAGTCAGCCAAGTTATATATGAAGTCTTTAAGAAGGATACGACAGCAGCAGGAATCATCTCTGAGATCGAGAGGGCACACGGCCGAAAGCCGACCGCAAAGTTCAAGGGGTCGTTTCTGAAAGATCGTGAGATCCAACGCAGTGTGTTTTCAGCACTCGATGACTGTAAGGTAGCCGATGCCGCAGTTGCGAAGGAGGTTGACGCAACCAAGGTCTTATGGGCAGCAGAAGCCCGAAGCCATGAACTCGATATGCGTGTCGCTGCGGGAATCGAGGTCTCGCCCGCCGAAAAGGCTGAGATTGCTGAGACGCTTGTAAAGGCTACGATTGCGAAGAAAGAGGCTGTCGAGGCAGTGAAGTCTGCTCCCACCGTTGATGCCGCACTTGACAAGGTTGAGGAAGCATGTAAGAAGGTCATCGATCAGACTCCTGGCTTGTCTCCTGTGATGGCAGCCCAGCTGTTATCCGACGCACGCGGCGAGGTCAATAAGAAGCGTGGACTCAACAACGAGGATGGAATCCTCAACACGTATGAAGCCCAAAGGAAGGTTGTGGTCACTGAGCGAAACACTCGCATGCTGCGAATGGACAAGGGTTCGTTCACACTCGTCGGACGCACGGACGGATACGTCGAAGCCCAGAAGCGAGTGGTTGACTCGAAGG